GGATCTATGTATATGCACTTTCCAAATAATGTAGACAGGGGCTATGATGAAGCATATTTCAAAGGATTAACATCTGAAGTTAAGACTACTGTTTGGGAAAAAGGAGTTAAAAAAACTATTTGGAAAGTAATAGGAACTAAGAGAAATGAACCGCTAGATTTAAGGAACTATGCTTATGCAGCTTTAAAAATAGCAAATCCTAACTTAAATAAAAAATATACTGTTGAAGCTACGAAAAAGACTACGAAAGTATCAAAAAGAAGAGTTTTATCGAAAGGAGTGACCTTATAAATTGAATTACACTAGAGAAGAGTGCTCACAGATGATTGAAGCCTATAGAAAGGCGGAAATAGCTGTACTGACTGGAAAAAGTTATAAAATTGGTACAAGAGAGCTTGTGAGAGAAGATTTATCTGAAATTAGAAAAGGAAGAGCCTTCTGGGAGGGTGAACTTGACAAATTGAACAATAATGGAAGAAAAAAATTAGGAAGAAGAGTAATACCTAGAGATTTATAGGTTTTAATCTTCTTTTTTTGTTGCAAAAGGAGGTGAAAAATGAATTTATTAGATAAAACTATCGCTTTTTTTTATCCAAAAAAGGCTCTTGAAAGAGAAGTAGCTAGAAAAAAAATAGAAATTCTTAATACTGGGTACTCAAATCATGGAGCATCTACTACAAAAAGTTCTATGAAAGGCTGGATTTCTACTGGTGGAGGTGTAAAAAAAGACATCTACAAGAACAGGAAGAAGCTAGTTGAACGGTCAAGGGACTTGTATATGGGAGCTCCTGTTGCTCAAGGAGTCATGAAGACTATCAATTCTAACGTTATTGGTAGCGGATTAAAGCTAAAATCAGCAATTGACTATGAAACTTTAGGGATTAGTGAAGAAGAAGCTGAAGCAATTGAAACTACTATTGAAAAAGAATTCAAATTGTGGGCAGACAATAAGATTGAACAGATGGGAGTTCTTAATTTTGACCAGGTTCAAGACCTAGTATTCCTAACAATTCTCTTGAATGGTGAGTGTTTTGTAAAATTTAACTATTTTGAAACACCAAAGAATCCATATAGCTTAAAGCTACAAATAATTGAGCCTGATAGAGTTATGACACCTACTACATTGCAAAATGATGAAACTATTGTTGATGGAGTGAAAATCGATAACAATAATAGAATCTCTGGATATTATGTCGCAAGAAAACACCCGCTTGATGTATCAGGAAATGTAGAAACTGACTTTATTTCAGTTTATGGGAAGCAGGAACAATTGAATATCTTACATATAATGCTGGCTGAAAGACCTGAGCAAGTCAGAGGTATACCTATTCTATCTCCAGTAATCGAAGCACTGAAGCAACTGGATAGATATACGGACGCAGAACTTATGGCAGCAGTTGTAAGTGGGATGTATGCGATATTTATTGAAAGCGATAAGGATAATGCACAAGGGGCTAATATTGCAGACCACGAAGTCTTAGATGAAACAGAACAGATTGATAGTTCTAACGAAGAAACAATAGAGCTAACACCTGGGCTAGTTCAAGGACTTAATCCTGGAGAAAAGGTTGTTGCCACTAACCCAGGCAGACCAAACGCACAGTTCGACCCTTTTGTTACTTCAATTTTAAGACAAATAGGAGCTGCTTTAGAAGTTCCTTATGAGTTACTAATTAAGCATTTTACTGCTAGTTATTCAGCAAGTAGAGCTGCTTTATTGGAAGCTTGGAAAATGTTTAGAAAGAGAAGAGATTGGTTCTCTAGCAATTTTACACAAGTAGTATATGAAGAATGGTTAAGAGAAGCATATTTGCTAGGTAGAGTAGATATGAAGAACTACGGAGAAGATCCATTGCTAACAAAAGCTTGGTGTGGAGCTCAATGGAATGGACCGAGCCAAGGGCAACTTGATCCACTTAAAGAAGTTAAAGCAAGTACTTTAAGAGTTCAACAAGGATTCTCTACTAGAACAAAAGAAACTGTCGAGCTTAATGGCGGTGATTTTGAGCAAAATGTAAGAATTTTAGCAAAAGAATACAAATTATTAGATGAAAAAGGAGTGATGATTAACAATGCCGAAAATGACAAAGAAGTTTTGGAACATAACGAAGAATGAAGAAGCAAAAAGTGCTGATGTTGTTATGTATGGGACTATTGGTTCTGACGAATATTGGGACGATGTCTGTGACAAAACAATCAAAGAAGAAATTGGAAACCTAGGTGATGTAGAAAATATAAATGTACATATCAACTCACCTGGTGGAAGTGTATTTGCTGCGGTGGCGATAGCGAACACTTTAAAAAATCACAAGGCTAAAGTTACAGCTTTCATAGATGGTCTTGCAGCAAGTGCAGCAACGATTATAACTAGTGCTTGTGATGTTGTAAAAATGCCAAAAAATGCTATGTTTATGATACATAACCCATTAACTTGGGCTTATGGAAATAAGCAAGAGCTGGAAAAAACTGGAATTCTTTTAGATAAGGTTAAAGACAGCATTTTAGAAACTTACTTAGCTAAAGCTAAAGGAAAGACAAAAGAAGAACTATCTGCACTTATGGATGAAGAAAAATGGTTCAATGCTGAAGAAGCTAAAGAGTATGGATTTATCGATGAGATAGTAGATGAAGTAGAAAATCTACAGAATGTTAATAATTTACTAATTGTAAATAGTTTAGCATTTGATATTTCAAAATTTAAGAATTTCCCAGGCTCTAAAGCTACTGAACCAGTAACAGAACAAGTAACAGAACCTGCTCCTGAGCCAACTCAAAATACAGTTACAAATACAGAAGAAATGACTGTAGAAAAGTTCAAAGCAAATTATCCTGAATTGTATGAAAATATAGTTAATTCAGCAATCCAAGGAGAAAGAAATAGAATAGAAGCAATTGAAAATCTTGAGATAGCAGGATTTGATGATGTTGTAAATATAGCTAAATTCAAAGAACCAGTTGATGCTGCAAACTTAGCATTAAAAATATTAAACATCAAAAAAGAAAAGAATAAAGAGACTCTACAAAACATAAAAGACGAGAGTCAGGCAACACCAGTTCCTGTGGCACCAAGAGCTGAAGAAGGTTCAGGAAGTGTTGTAGGAATACCAGTATGTAATATTTTAAAGTATATGAATAAAAAGACAGGAGGTATAAAATGAGCTTTATAGAAAAAGGTAATGAGTACGGAGTTGACCAATTATTAAGTGGTACAGGTCACAAAGTTATGGAATTAGAAGTACCACAAGGGAAATCAGTTAAGAGAGGGCAAGCAGTAAATGCAAGTGCAGAATTATCTGAGGGAACAGATTTATTTGGAATAGTTTTAGAAACAGCTGATGGAACTACAGCTAAGACAAAAACTACAGTTGTAGTGTTTGGAGAAGTTATTTTCGAAGGACTTGAGCTAAAAGCAGCTACTACTAAAGCTGATTTTATTAAAAAAGCTAGAGAAAAAGGAATAATAGTAAAAGAATTAGGAGGTAGATATTAATGGCAGTATTATTAGAATTTTTAGGACTATATGACCAGTCAGTTATAAAACCAAAGACATTTATTAGAGATATGTTTTTTGCAAAACATGATCCTCATGAAACATCAAAATGGGAAATCGAGTACAGAAAAGGTAAACAATTAGTAGCTCCTTTCGTTTCTGAGTTAATACCAGGAACTGAAGTAGTGAAAAGAAGTTATTCGTCTAAATACTACAGTGCTCCAAAAGTAGCACCAAAAAGAACTTTCTCAGCACAAGAACTTTTCTTAACTAAATCAGCTGGAGAAACTATCTACGGAGGAATGTCACCAGAGGAAAAAAAGGCTAAGAAAATAGGTGAGTCATTTGCAGAATTTGAAGAACAAATCTCAAGAAGAGAAGAGTTAATGTGTATTGACTTGCTGTTCAAAGGTTCAATAGTAGTAAAAGGAGAAGGAATTGAAGACAAAATAGAGTATGGAACGGTTCAAGAAATTACTCCTACAATATTATGGAATCAGCCAAATGCAGATATTTCAGGGGACATAGAATCTGTAATCACTTTAATAGGTGAAACTACAGGGCAAAGAATTGAACATATAGTAATGGATCCAGTTGCAGCAAGACTGTTTACTCAAAATGAGAAAATAATCAAATTACTAGATGTTAAGAATGCTAACTTTGGGCAAATAGCTCCAAAAGAATTGGCAAGTGGAGTAATATACCTAGGGGCATTAGCACCATATAATATCCCAATTTACTCATATCAAACTCAACATTCAGTGTTAAAAGCTGATGGAAAAACATATGATACAGTGAAAATGATTCCAGAAGGAAGAGTATTGTTTGCACCATCTAACAATGTTCTGCACTATGGTCCTGCTGCGGATATAGAAAAGGGGATAATCGTCGCAGAAAGAGTGCCTTTTGAAGACGTGGATACTAAAGCTAACACTCTTGAGATAAGAACAGAATCTAGACCATTACCTGTTCCATTCGACATTGATGCTATAAAAGTTTTAAAAGTTAAGTAAGGAGGGGCTGTATGAAATTAAAAGTTAAACAATCACTGATTTACTGCGGAATAGTTTATAATCCTGGTGAAGTAGTGGACATTTTAGAATCGGATATCATAGAAAGAGTTAAATCCCTTGAACTCGTAGAAGCTGAAGAAGTTACTGAAGAAGTTGAAAATCTTGAAGAAGTTGAAGAAACTACTGAAGAAAACACAGAAGTTGAAGAAACTAATAAAAATTCAAAAAAATCTAAAAAGGC